CGAGCTGAAAGAAGAATTGGGCCTAAAAACAGCCAGATATGTGCGAGAAGTCATAGCAGAAGATGGTACTTCAAATATCGTGTATGAGCTGGTCTTCGACAAAGATAAAGCTGATGTTGAAGCTGAAGTGGAATTCACGATGCAATGCTGGTTGGATGGAGAGCGTTCCAATGTGATTTTTAAAACGAATTGCAAGGATGCCGCTATTTCCTTCAAGAAAGCTGCTGAGGACAAGATTCGGATTTTCTCCGGTGCTCCGGTTGCCATGGTTGTGATAGCGCGAATGCTTACATTGACCTTGGTTAATTCCATGACTTATTTTCCATCTGAATTTGAAAGTGCTGTCGGCGTTGATGCTGCAGGACGCGATTGGGAGTATTTGGCTGATCATTTGAGCCAATTCTCTGGAGGCAATCGTTGTGGTGATGGAGATTTTTCATCCTACGATCAAAAACTCAGACCTGAAGTAACCCTTGGTGCATTTGAAATTCTCCGGATGTGTCTTGTAGAATGTGGTTTCACAGATGAGATGTTGAGTCTATTTGATGGCTTGGCAACGGAATGTGTCTTCCCAATTTACGAGATTGATGGCTTGATTGCAAAAGTATTTGGGACAGGACTTTCTGGTCATGCCCTGACTGTCGTGATTAATGGCTTGTGCAATTGTCTCTACATGAGATATGCATATTATGCCATGTATGAGCGACGGTTGAATGTCAAATTGACTATGGGTGTGATCCCTCTGTTTCATCTGCGTGTTGCTTTGATGACTTATGGTGATGACAATAACTTTGAGGTTCATCCCAAGGAGGAAGTCTTCAACATGATCACAGTTGGTGAGGAATTGACTCGCATCGGAGTAGATTACACTGATGCCAACAAACAAATTTCCACCGTACCCTTCAAAACTTTGGAAGAGATTTCATTTTTGAAAAGATCTTTCTGTGTGCACCCTCAGCTGAAGAAGCGTGTGGGTACTTTGACCATTGACTCCATCTTTAGATCTCTATTATTGAGTAAGAAGATTGGCAAGAATTGTGATGAAACAGAGGCTCAAATCATGGCTGGAAATATGCAGCAAGCTCTATTCGAGTTTTACCTGCATGGTGAGGATGTCTACTGGAAATATCATGAGATGTTTGAAGATTTCAGAGGCCTCAAGGATTCCGGTGGGTATACCATCGGCAACTACTATGATCCCCCTACACCAGAGCAGATCCAAGAACGCTATTTCAATAGCAAGTGCTGTTACAAGAAAGCACAAGCTGTATTGAAGGGATTGCAACCAGAAGGAGGTGCAATGTCCGTGGCAGAAATGGAAATTTTCAATTCCGGAACACCTCTCGGACCGCAATTGACACAGGAACAAATATGCCAAGAATGGACTAACACGCTTGGTTTTTATCCTGATCCACTTGTGTGGAGAGGTCGTGAAGGAATCTTGGCCAAACATTGTGTGCGTGTGGCAGTCAGTGCAACTGACCCCATTGAGCGCCACCATTATATGGCTATGGCTTGGTATTGTGGTTATTGTCCGAGGGCAAGCGAGCGCATGCCTACTCTCCCTTTTGGAGCTGTGCCTGTGATGAACCTGCGCGAGATTAGGTTTCGCATGTGGACCTCTGGTGAAGACCCTGCTAATGTAGATAGGCTGTGGGGTGGTGATTGTCGACTAAATCGGTTTAGCTTTCACCTCAGAGAAATGCGTGCCAGATTCACAGAAAAGGATCTCAAGAAAGCCCAGTTGTTGGCTGGCATCCGTTATGCATTAGGTAGTATGGAGACTACTTGCATAGCATTTGGGATTGGATCGCGCGAAAGCCTCCATCTCAACCACTGGCGGAATATCTATCGAGAGAAACAAAATGTCGTGTTACCCCTCCCTGAGGAATTGACGCGTTATGTTTGGACTTTCCTACAACCCGATATGGTCCGCCTTATGATCACACCAGACAAATTTTCAGTGTGGGTTACACCCGACTTAGTCGGTAATGAACCCGAGGCAAATCTACACTTGAATCTGGCCCTTGGTCATCCCGCTATTTTAACAGCAGCGGAAGAACTCAGAAATGCCTACGTTGGGGCTTAGCTTAATAAGCTCTGCCCTGGGAAAAATGTAAATATTAACAAAAATGTAAATAAGTGCGAAGATCCTTGCACGCAGTCAATTTTGGATCCCTTGAATGTAGCCGACGAGATTCGGTTAGCGTCGGATGGCGCGAAACTCAAGCCTCAGGCAGGTCAATTCTGCTATGAGGCACAAGGTCAGGAGGACCAGAAAGAGAAGATAACAGAATTCTTCGAATCCGACCCTAATTACACGTGTGTTGTGGAGAGTGAAATCAATGATGAAACTCGTATGAATACCACCCAAAGCATTGAATCTTTGGAAGATTTCTTTGCCCGACCGGTAAAAATTGCCGCAAGCACATGGACTGTTGGAGGCGGACTGGATGTCCCAGGTCTGCGAGTGTGGTCACTTTGGATGCGGAACAAGCGTGTTGCAAATCGTTTGTCCAATTTCAAAAATTTTCGCGGCAAACTCCATGTAAAGTTCATTCTTAATGGTAATTCTTTTTATTGGGGTCGCGCGTTTGCTTCCTACACACCTTGGACGTTGAATCCATTCACAAGTCAAACAACTTCGTGGTTAGATTATCCTGGTGCTACGATGAGACCGCACATTTGGATTGATGCATGTACATCGCAAGCTGGCGAAATGGTACTACCGTTCTTTTACCCTGATGATCATTTTGATCTTATATCAGGGGATCCCGATACGTTAGGTAATCTTTGGATCTACAGCCCAGTAGGTTTACAACATGCCCAATCTAATACGCAATCTTTGACCCTTACGATGTATGCGTGGGTGACAGATGTTTCATTATCTACACCAACTCAATCGAACATAGGTGGATTGCTGCCACAATCTGGTGATGAATTTGGTTCAGGGCCTATATCAAGACCCGCGAATATTGTAGCAGCAATAGCTGGAAAAATGTCTAAAGCACCAGTGATTGGACCTTATGCTATGGCCACTCAAATGGCGGCCAGTGCTATGGGATCTATAGCTCAGATGTTTGGATACTCTAGACCTCGGATTATTGAGGGAACGAGAAATCGGCGAGTATGGCAAACTGGTGATTTAGCATCCACTGATCAGGAAGATACAGCCACAACCCTGGCTTTTACGAGCAAACAGGAAGTGACATTGGATCCTCGTACAGTGGGTCTGGGTTCTCAGGATGAAATGGATTTCAATTATCTTATGAAGAAGCCTACTCTATTTGCGAATTTCACATGGAGTTTTTCCTCAGCAATCAACCAAGCACTGTTCTCTGTAAGAGTAAACCCATATGTGTATAGGCGAGATACATATCTTGGGTCTGCAGCAGGATATGCTCTGACAACAACCGCACTGTGTGCTTTACCATTTAGATATTGGCGTGGTTCTATGACATATCGATTTTCCGTGGTGGCCTCAGGTTACCATAAAGGCAGATTACTTTTTGTCTGGGAACCAACTACTCCAAATCTGAATCCTGCATCCGTTCCACCAGAGAGCAATGTGACGTATTCCAAGGTAGTTGATATCGCCAAAGAGAGAGATTTTTCAATCACTGTCGGATGGGGTTCAAGTCAAACTGCCCTTGATATTCCAAATCCTATAGCTAGTGGTGAATTGGGTATGCATCTTAATGGTGCCCCAATATCCGCAGTTTCAGGAGTTGATAATGGAGTATTGACTTGCTATGTATTGAATACATTGGTTAGTTCGGGTGATAACACTAGTCCTATTACTGTAATGGTGCACGCTTCGTCAGATGACATGGAAGTGTGGGGACCTAATCAGGATCAACTGAAGAATCTCACAATGCAGCCTCAAGCAGCACCAGCACCACCACCGGCGCCAGCGGGTCTCAAGCCCCAATCAGGAACTATGGGTGATGTACAAGATGGTCCACAGAATGCAGCTGAAGAGACTAATGATTTAGGAACAGTCGGC